GTGCCATCATCATTAGCTAGCGCACCAGATCCAAGACCGATTGTTGCGCCCGAACTGTTGGTAACAGCATCAGACAGATCATTGATTTCAGACGCTCCACCGCCACCGCTACTCCCAACTTCAACAACCGTTCCACCATCCGTTTTGGTGAACACACCACCGTCAGTGGTGTTAATCGCGAGTTCGCCTACAACAAGATCTGAGGCACCAGGATCAGAGGTGCCGCGCTTCTGCTTAATAACGTTTGCCATCAGAACGTGCCGCCATCAAGCTCAAAGCTACTCGCAGTTCCGTTTTCTAGAAAGGTCACTAGATCAGACAGCGCCACTTGCTTCATTGTTCCCGCATCGTTTACCACCATGCGATCAGCTCCTGCAAGAGTGGTTGACGTTGCAGAAGTACCACCATCAATCACTGCTACCTCAGTAGAGGTCAATGCCGCAAGCGCAGTCGCCGCGCCCGTCTGTATCCCAGACAGTGTGCCTAAATCAGCGCTAAAAGCCTGAACATCGCTGCCAATTTCTAAACCGAGATTGGCGCGTGCCGCTGACGCAGTAGATGCTCCAGTGCCACCGTGTGCAACGCCAATATCAGTGCCGTTCCAAGTGCCTGTGGCGATGGTGCCTACAGACGTAAGGCTGGAGCCAGTAACACCAGAACCAAGAGTGCTACTACTAAGAACGCTGGTGCCATTGATCTTGAACTCTTTGCCAGAAGCGAGATCAATATGCTCGCTGGATGTCCAAGCGTCGGTGGAGTTGACCCAATTCCAAGTGTGGTCAGTGCTGCCCTTAAGGGTTAAACCTCCACCGTCGGCGGAAGAATCACTCGGACTGGCCGTGGAGCCCAGCTCGATGTTCTTGTCATCCACCGTCACCGTGGTGCTGTTTACGGTGGTGGTGACCCCGTCCACCACCAAATTTCCTGAAACCGTTAGGTTGTTGCTGAACGTGGTGTTGCCAGACAGCGTTGCACCGCTGAAATCACACGTTCCAGTGAACGTCTTGTTGCCTGAAATGGTCTGAGCCGTGTCGAGCGTCGTAAACGCTCCATCACCACCAATCGCAATGACACTTGAGCTGGTGCCGTCACCGTCATCACCTAAGCCGTAATACAGCTTGCGGTCTGAACTATTTTCGTTAAACGCCAGCTCAGAAGGCGCAAGCGTTGTAGGGGCTCCGGCACTGCCAGTGCTAGCACGCTTCTTAATGCGAATTGTGTTAGCCATCTAGAAATCGCCCCCTTTGACGATGGTGGAAATGGTCCAGGTGTCGTCTGCCTTAAACTCGCCAGAGGCTGAGTCGTAGTAGACGACGCTTTTGTCCACTTTAGCGGTTTGATTCACTATCAACCCGCTATCGCCAGCGTCACCTTTAGGCCCTTGAGGGCCAGTAGTCGTTGCAGTAACCGTCGTCGTTACTGGGTTCTGAACAACCGTTGACGATCCATCTTCCGTAACCGTGACGGTGTTGTTCGTCGTGGTGACGTTGACCGTTGTCATGGCGCGGTATATCCCTGGCTGACAGTTATCTTGCCTTCCAAGTAGTACTCACGATTGCCGTCTCCATCTTCCAGCAAGACGTCGTACTGAACAGCGTTTGGAAATGTCGCTGTCTGGGTGTCGGTCAGACTGATCGTGATCTTGCCGTCAGAGCGGTCCGTATACGCAATGCCAAAATCTGCGTACTTGGTGCGACGATCCGAGTCCCACGCTTGCGCATACGCCGTATAGCCAGTGAGATCAATGACAGCGTCATTGCTGTCCTTAAATTGCAGCAGCACCGAATAGTCTGCCCGCCGTTGGAGCGTGATGTTGTATGTCCCAGGTTGAACAGACATGGCACCTCCAGCCAAATGCAGTCTAGCTCTAGCTGCTAGCCATTAGGCCATGAGCACTTGCAAAGGCCAGTAATGAATTGACCTTCGCTTCAAGCTCACGACAATACTCAAGCAACTCTGCATTAGTCGGTGACGCAGCATCTGCAATCGTCATCGTCCCATTGGCGGTTGGCAACGTTCCAGAGGTTGCAGTTGCCGACAGATCAGCAACATGCGTGGACTGCACAGCAGCAGTCGCACCAAAGAAACCAATCGTGTTGCCGTTGAGTTCAAGCTGCGTTGTAATAGTGCCCGCAGTTTGAACCTTCAGACGCAAACGACCGTCTTCAGTCGTGTCGCTTGCATCAACAATGCTGCCCTCTACCGCTGCAAAATCAATTTCGTCGGGAGTCGAATTGTCGTTTTTGCCCCTGAAGAAAACAGTGCCCAACAGGTCATCATCTTGTCCTGCGCTTGACGCTCCACGGCGGTGAAACAGCGTGATGTCGCCACCAGAGGCTGAATCATCAGCACTGCATTCCAAGTTGAGTGCCGTGCCAGTCAGACTGGTGGTCAAATGCAGCGGATATGCAGGTGCTGCTTCACCAATGCCAATGCTGTCGCCAAGAACTCTGATGCGGGTCGCAACTGTTCCAGACGCAGAAGACATCAAGTCGAGGATGCCATCCTCCGATGCGTCTGTTGGATCGTTGATCTGGGCGACGATTTGCGCGTAGGCATGGGTGTTGCCGCCGCTGTCTTCACCGCGAAACTCAATGTTGCCAAGGTTGTCATTGGCAGCTGGTGATGCTGAGTTGCGATACAGCACCACATCAGGTGCAGTGTCTAAACCTGCATCGCTGTTCTCGATGATGACCTGATCAGTCGTGTCGGTACTGAACAGATGCAGCTGAGCTGCGGCCGTTCCAGTGCCAAGTTGAAAGCCAGATGTGGTGAACTTGCCGTTAAAACTTCCGTTGTTGCTGACCGCCACCTCGTTGGCGGCAGTCCGGTAGAAACCAGAGGAGCCGGTGTCACTCAGAAAACCAACAGCAGGTGCAGCCGCACTTCCATTTGGAAGCGTGCGAAACACTGTGCCGAACGTGATCGACTTGTTCTTGTCAACGTTGGCTGCTTCCGAGACATCAACAACAGGAATCAGATCACCCGTGGCAGGTGCTGACAGTGCAGTTAGATCTGAGATTTTGCGGTCAGCCATCAGGTTTTAATGATGTAAATCAATGCGATGTTTCGCGGACGAGTCTCCGTTCCGCCGGTTGAGGCGATCGTAATGCCAGTTGTTGATGTTCCTGTGTTTACGGATTGCGTTGATGCGACAAAAGCGCCTGAAACGCCACCGTCAGAAACAGTTCTAGATGATGCACGCGTTTCTGAGTGAAAGTGACCAGGGTCAGTCAGCGTGTGAGTGTGTGACGCAAACGCTGCAGCCTGTGCAGACAGCAACGTACGACCAGAGTCAGTGCCCTTGCTGTTGTCGAAACCACGAATAAACTCACCTCGCAGATCAGGAACGTTCGCCCCACAAACTGCAGCAAGCGCTGAATAGCCAGACGTTGACTGACCGTTGCACTCCAGCCAACCGTCAGGGATGGTCGCGTTCGGATAAGCGATAATCTCGCCTACGATTCGACCGCCAATCGAAGCCCATGCACTGTTGGCATAACCTTCAAAACTTGCAGTTGTGCTGTTGTACCTGATGTCTCCATTCGTAGGAGAAGCGGGACGCTGTGCTGTCGTTCCAGAAGGCAGCTGCAGTGCGCTTGTGCTGTTGATGACGACATCACCCGTAAATGTCGGGCTTGCAGCTAGCGCTAGTCCAAGGTTTGCCGTTCCAATGCCACCAACAGCAGAAACGTTGGTATAGCCGTCGTTTGCAGCGTTTCTAATCTTTAACGTGTCATCGCCTTCATCGACGTACCACTGGTGCGCGAACGTGGTAGCCGGGTCAGTTGAATTGCTGTTATTCGACGCAATGGCCGCCAAAGCATTGTTCAAATCCGCTCTGACGGCTGCGCCAGAGGCGTTAGCAATGACGTAATCGTGGGTTGCCATGCTTAGGTCTCTAAGGTGCCGTAGCCGACCGCTTGATACTGGAAATCACGATTGATAACAACGTTGCTGCTGTTCTTAAACGTGATCGTGAAACCAGTGCCGGAAACGGAAGTCACCTCATAGTAATCCCCTGACGCAAGATTGGAAGCCGTGATACCAAGGCTCGGCGCTTGATAGAACGCATTGGTAAACGTCACAGACTTTGCAGTAAAGCCCGACGAGATGGTTGCACTGCTTTCTGTACGAGACTCCAGCTGCATCGTGAAACCAAGCTCATCAACAATCGGCGTTTGGTCCGTGTGATCAGATGTCAGCTCGCACTTGAACTGGAACTGCCTTCCAGTAAAGCGGCCTGACTCCATCGGAATCCATTCGCCAAAGTCGATGTCGGACTCCATCTGGATTTTGTCCGTTCCATCCTCCAGTAAGAAGAAGTCGTCGTTTTCAAGCAGCAGCTCTTCATCCGTAGTCGCTTGATCACTGGTGCGGAAGTAAAGCTCAGCAGACGTGTCGTCTGGAATATCACCGTCAAAATCAGACCAACGGTCAAGCAGTTCTATCCGGTCGTCGATTGCGTCTTTTGGATAAAGGCCGCGAGTCGTCAGCTTCCGCGTAAACAGAACGCTGAACTTGCCTCCAAGGTCCAGAACGTTATTGAAGAAGTACTCGCCAGACGAAAGGCGCGTACCAATAAAATCCATAGTGTCGAGTTCATCTAAATCACCAATATCGTCAAAAGTCTCGTCTCCATCGAGAACTAGACCGTCGTAATCGGTGTTGTAGAAAACGCCAACCTTGTCACCCTGGAATGGTGGCGAGTCTTGATCCTCACGACGAACTTGAATGTTTAAGCGAGGGATAGGGTTCGGCAGATCAATAACAGCACTTGATGCTGTTGCGCTTCGCTGTCCAGCCTCGTCTTCAAACTTGATTAGATACTCACCTTCAATCAAAGGCAGCATCGCAAAGTTGGTCTGTGCTTTTACGTTGCGCAGAAGTGTGCTATTTGGCCACTCACCCGTTCCATCGAGCTGTGGGGCGTGACGAATGATCGCCAAGAAGTTAGTGGTGTTCAGGCCGGTTGGAGGGATCTTCCACCGCAAAATCGCTTGATCACCTTCAATCGCTTGGATCGTTACATCCGTAGGCGATGGAGGAAGCAGAACAGCATCAGGATCCTCAGGGTCAAGGTCTGAGACCGGCACGACACCATTGACATCAATCCAAGCGGATTTTTTGCTAACAGGAGGAGCACCAACCGATCGAATCTGAAATGTCAGATCCAGACCTTCATCTAATCCGTCAACCTCAAAGATCGTGTTTGTCGTTTCGGCAGTGACGTAGTTGCCTTGGCCGACTTTGAATCGAATCTCGAATCCAAATGTTGCACCATCCGCGCCACGGCTCCATGAGGCGACCAAGCGATTGACGACTGTCTGGCCAATCGTAATCTCCATAAACGTCAGCTTGAGGTTTATGGGTTTGGCCGGCGCTTCGTTAAACAACGAGACATCGTCATAGACAAGGTCGTCGCCAGAATCTGCAGTGGCATAAATGCTGTCGTTGTGCTGGACACCGACAACCGCATACTGGCCATCGCCGTTATCGGCGACTGAAAGACACCGGAACTTCTGATGCTCAACGCTGTTGGTTTGGATTGACCAAATCGATTGCGCTAACGGAGCAGAGCTAAACGACGAGGTGCTTATGACTTTGCCGGATACGCTGCTGATTGACTTGGTTTCGACCGTTCCATCAGCAAGCGTGCAGGTCAACCTTGGGTTCTCACCAGCAGGCAATGTGATGTCTTCGTCAACCGTGATTGCTGAGGCAGTTGCACTGCTAACACGACCAGCAAGTCGCACCGATTGGCGCATCTCGTCTGACACCGCAAAGACTTGCCCAGGCAGAACAACAGCACCTTGCAAGCCCGTCACGAAGGTGACAGTCTCGCCGTCAAGCTCTTCTGAAGCCAGCATCCACCGGCCAAGACGTTGTGCTTGGTACTTAGACGTTGCGCCAATAGCGACAACCTCTTTCTCCTGATACCCGTACTTTGTGATTAAGGCTGGATCTTCAATGCAAACATAATTTGACTTGTAGAGGTTGTCTGGGTCGTTGTATCGAACACGGATCTTTGTGCTTCGGGTTTTTAGCGACGTGCCGGAGTAATTAAACGCTCCGTCAATAACATTGCTGTTGCTATATAGGTGAACTGGCGTGACATCGCTGCCGTCCAAATTGCCATGATCAGCGGTCGCTTGGATCGTGTTTGCTTGCCAGTACAGCATTCCACGAAAGACACTCGCGAGATCCTGCAAAACGTTGAATGCTTCAGCACGCGCTCCAACGACCGTGTTGCACGCAAACCGTGGCTCGATGCTGCCATCTGGATTGGTGACGAGTTGGTTGGAGTACTGAGCCAACGGGTAAAGATCAACCCAGCTCAGGTTGGAGGCTTGAACAAAGTCACCCGCGCCATACCGACTGTTGGTGAGCATGTCGTACCAGCAGCAGACAGGACATGTTGTCCAAGCCGGAACAAGACTGCCGTCAAACGATCCATTGAATGCCAAGCTGCCGTCTTCTCTAACTGTGGCGTTAGAAGGAACCTGAACGATTCGACCACGCAGCTTGTAAGCACGGGTGGGGACGCTGCTGAACTGTCTTGTCGACAATGACAGGCCAGCCAGTGCTGAATATGCGTAAGGAGTTCGGACAGACTGAATTTCTGTTATCGCTTCCCAGACAAGCTGATTAGCTCGTCCGTTTTGCAGAGACGTGTCTTTAGGAACGTCTTTAAAGTTGCCAAACTTGACCTCAAAGTGGTCCTCTCCAAGATTTACCTTGTCGACCTCAATGTTCCAAGGGCCTACCGTATCGGCCAACGATATAACTGGTGTCTGAAACTGATAGCCGTTTAGAGCTACGCCAGTAATCGTCTGATCAAACTTTTTGACAAATCCAGTCCCAGAGCCAATGGCTTGAACGCTGACAATCACACGGAGACTGCCATTGAAAAGCTGTCCTTTTGCAAGACCTTCTACAGCGGTAGAAAGCAAACGCGGGATTGTGAACAGCAGTCGGAACGAGTCAACTTCTAGATCTGTGATCTGCCTAATCAGCTTGCCAGGGCCGTAATCACGGTCAATAACTGAGTTCTCTGAATTGAGTGTTTCGCTGTAGTTTTTCCCGATTTCTTGGCCGACGTTGGTTATTGTTGACGCGCTTTCTCCAGCCTGAGGCAAGAACCCTTGAGTTCTGCCGCCCAACTGAAAGCTGTGAGAAACATCTTGAGAGGGAAAGTTGGATGTGTCACCTGTCTGTATTGGCGTTTCATCCAGATAAACCCCTTTCTTGTTGCCGACAATGCCCTCGATCGGACCCTCGCAAAGAAGGTCAACAAGCTTGATAACAGAGGTGGAGTTAAGGGCCATTTATCTATGTGTTGATAGGGGCGTTCCAGTAATCGCCTATCCTAAATAGCCTGTAACCATTATTCCGAATCGTCAGATTGCAACTGCTGTCACATCCAGCGTCAATAATTCGCACCTTTGTGTTTATGCCGTCGGCATCATCAACTTCAGGGTACTTTATGTACTGCATGAATCTGTAAACCTGACCCTTCTTGAGTAGTCCTTGAACAGTTGTGCGGACTCTGGCCACTTCAATGTCAGGCCCGCTAACAGACGCGGACAAGCTCACCTCAAAGGTGATAAAACCATCGACAAGAGTTGTGCCTGGGCCACTGACAAACTCAAACAAGCCATCATTCAACTCAAAAAACACCATGTAGTTGTTGCGCCTTGACTCTCCACTTGCATAGTCAACATCTTGAAGCGAGACGGAGTTGCCCTCTCCTGGCGTAAGGGTTTTGGTTGTACTGCTTTGAATGCCACCTCGTACGCCGTTTTCGTCCCAAATCCGGTATCTAAATCCTTGCGCGTAAGTTAGACCATTGATTGTTTCGCCACCAACTAAAACAGTGCTTGGGCCAGGATTCCTGATTGACGCCTTCAACGGGTCAGACTCGTCTGCGACTTCAACTCGCGCTGAAAGCAGGTGGCTGCCTGCAAGCACCTCGCCATACACAACAGGAATTGTTGCTCCAACACCGACAGTATTTGTAGCTCCTGTGTACATATAAGACTGCCGACCGTTTGAGCCTCGAACAACTGACTGAGGTCCATCCGTTGCGCCTGACTCTCCACTGCCGCGTATTTGAGGCCCCCTAGGGTTATCAATAGTCGGTTGCGGTGAAAGCATCTGGGAAACACCGCCAAGAATCAAGCTTGCACCAACAGCAGACAATGCGGTGCCAACGGTTGTGAGAGTCCCAGCCAAACCAGATACTGCGGCCAAGCCAGAAAACGTTCCAGTAGTTGCGCCCGTGATAAGCCCTGTTGTGCCAAACAATCCAGCGCCAGGAAGCAAGAACGAGGCAGCAACTAAACCAACACCAATCAAAATCTGACTGGTACTTCCACCACTACCTGCGATAACAGGCGTAAGAATTAAGTCATTGCTACCAAAAGGAAGCCGTAAGTCTGCGTAGTCAAGGTCTATTCCTGCTTGGATCAGGCGATAACCAACGCCATGCTCGTGAGCGTACACCAACTCTTTCTGCAGCTCAGGTGAGTTGATGCACAGCAGCTTGATCGCATCTGCGGGTGTGCGCAAGTTGTGATAAGTGTGCTCGGCGCCATACCGCTCACCCAGATCACCCAGCAGTCGGACGACCTGCTGCATAGCGGAACACTGCTGCAATCCTATCGACATAGTACCGCCGTAACGGCTCAATCGCACTTAACGAGTCCTGCCGCTGGTGCAGAATCAATTCATTAGGCAACAGAATTGCAGCGTGCATCGGCGTTCGCGTTTGCAATCGCATGATCAAAATGTCGCCAGGCTTGCGTCGCTCTAAACCCACTTGCTCAAATCCAATCGCTTCAGCCTGTTGCAGAAAAATGCTGTCGCAGATCTCAAGATCCTCAGGGCGTGCAAATTCAGGCAGCTCAATGCCCTGAAGGAAAAACCAGTCCCGTACCAACGAAAAACAATCATTAACGCCGTATTCCCACTCTCGGCCTAAGAGGGATTGATAGTTGACCATTTCTGCTCCGGAATAGACCAGACATGCCATGGCAACTTAGTGCCACTGCAAGAATGCTTGTCAACAGAGCTTGCCGCTCCGCCCATTGGATGCGAATGAACGATTGCCTCAACTGTGCCGTACAAAGCCGCTACCGCGTAGTCGCGTGGATCAATCACAAAATCCTGCTCAGGATTTTCAGCAATGTTCCGGCAAGGCCAGTAGTGACCATCGACAACAACACCACAAGCCTCACGAGGCGCATGTTCTAAAGCATGACGCTCAGCGTCACATCTGAAGTCTTGCACCTGGAAATCCTCCAAACGGAAGCTTGCCTGTCGGGAACCGCTTCGCACAGCTGTTGTAACGCTTGGCGCATTGATCGTTGGCGAGAATTGTGGGCTCGTCATCCAAATCAAAGTACGCCGTACCCTTGTAGCCGCATTCAGTGCCTTTGTATTTCCAAGGGCAGTGCTCCAACACTTGACGACGTGGCAAACCAAGATTCGTAAGATCCAACTTGCTCGTCAACTCAAACTCAACCACCTGAGGGTTTTCGTTTGCCACTCTGTCGATATACCAGATCTCATCCTCAAACTTCGCAGTTGCATCTGCAGTCGCATTGCCGCCAGAAAAGTTAGCAGCATCCAAAAACTTCTTGCATGTCCTGATTCGCGTGACCTTTGCTTGTAGAGGGTTGTAAAGCACAAGCAATGCTGAAATAGCGTTGTTTGCGTTTGCAATTTTCATCGAGGGCCTGGGCAATGCGCCTTTTGCCGTTACTTCAAACCCATCCACCTCGATCGGGTAGGCGGTGTATTCGATGCCGTTGAACTGGATATTGGCGGTTAACTCATTCGTTCCAGCGTGGTAGTAATACGTCTGGTCGACACCGTTAACAGCCTCAGTCAACTGGAGCTGAAACAACTCAATGATTGCCGAGGGCTCAAGTGACTGCAGCTGTTCTTGAATTGACTGTGGAACCGTCATGCCTCAAACACCTGCTCAAATGTTGCTTGGATCGTGAACCTTAACGGCACATCTAGAGTCTTATCCCATTGCCGACAAATCCACTTATAAGTACTGGTGTCATCTGGTGGCGACCAGTCAAAGGCTTCAACGCCACCACGGGCCTCTAGAAAATCCTCAATCGTATTAGCGTCAGTAGACGTTAGATACTCCCACTTGAGGCTCCACGTTTTGGGGTCTTGATTCAAGCCAAAAGTTGTACGTTGAGAGTAACCAGAACCAAACTGCGCAATCCTCACGTTTGGCTTTGCTTTTTTCGATGCGCTGTAGTCCGGTGAAACGTCAGGGAAAGTAGCCATTAGCTCAGGAGCCCTCCAGGACGTTTCTGCTTGACCAACTCCGCCTGGACAGCTGTGCCAATTGCTTGGCCTAACGCCTTAGCGTTTGGTTGATCGCCTTGAACGCTAGAGCCAGAAGCGTCAACGTTCACCACCACATTACTTGTGGTGCCAGAAGCCTCAACCCCTAGCTTTCCATTAGCACCTCGCCGCAATGGGAGTATCGCCTCAGCCCCAGCCTCTCCCATCAGACCAAAACGCCCAGTACCACCATTGGCGTATTGGAACAACGTTGGCTTGTTGACGATGCCACCCTTGGCGTAAGGGACGATCTTGTTCTTGGCAAAAGCCATGCCATTGGCCGCCATCAAGCTCACTGAATCCGGCATGGTTGTCGGTGGTGTCATGCCTTTGACAACTCCACCTTTTTCAAAGCCCAAGAAGTTACCAACTCCAGGAATCAACTTGAGTGTCTGGAACAATGCAGCCCTTGCAAAAATGCGGGCCAGATCTTGCAAGATTGAGGCAGTCAAATCTTTAAAGCTTGCCTTGCCGGTGGCGACAAAGTCAGCGAACGCATCGCCAAATCGTTGCACTGCCTGCACTCCATACTCAGCAAGCGCTTGATTGATATTGATTGCCTCCTCAAATATTTTCTTAAGTCCATCCCGGAAGGTTTTCATAGGCGAGTCGGCCTCATTAAGCGCAGCAACAGCTTCTTCAATCTTTTTACGCAAATCTTCTTGGCTAATTACACCTTCTTGTACAAGTATGTTGTACTTCATCATTAGCTCGTTCACCTTGATCTGATTCAGCTCTTGCTGCAACTGCTCATCATTCAACAACCCTTGCTCGCCTTTAGCCTTGGTCAAAAGCTCATTCAATTCAAGCTTCGCCTTAGAAACATTGGTTGCAGTTCTAAGCTCTTCTTGCTGAAGCCTGTTCAGCTGATTTGCTTCTTTTTGTGCAATTCTTGCAAGCTCGACAGACTTCTTGTTGGGAGGCAGTTTTTCAGCGGCAACCCTGGCCAGCCGTGCCTCTTCCGCAATAGCTTGCTTCGTTAGCTCGATTCCACGAGTGCGGTTCTGAATCGCCTTAATCTGCGCATCTGCTTGCGCTTTTGTGATGTCTTTGATTGTGCCAGCAGTGCCGCCACCAGTATCGCCTCCTGTCAAGTCAGGCTTGTCTCCCAGGCTGGTGGCAAAACTAGTGGGATCAAATTGGGCAAAAGCCTTGTCAAGCTTCGAAAGAGCAGAGGCAATGCGTTCGTCCCTAGACGCAGCTGCCATACCAGCTTCTTCCAAGATCCTGGCTTGCGACCGACTTTCAATTTCATCTGCAGCCGCCAAAGAAAGGCCAGCCCTGCCAGGAGCGGTAATGCCTTGCTCTTGTTTGTATCTTTCTAGTTCTTCAAGTCGAATGTCGCCTGCTCGACCAAAGGCTCCTCCTAGCTTCCTCTCCGCCTGACCCAGCTTCACCCTTTTACCAACTTCATTGATTACCGCGAGTATTGTGTTAACAAAAGGCATCACAATATTCTGTGCAAATATTTTTAGTGCATTTCCAAGGAAGACGAAAAGTCCGCCAAATGCCTCTTTTACAACACTAACAATGTCTGTTATGACTCCTTTAACGTCTTGAGCAAATACGGCAACATTTGCAGCAACTTTTTTGAAGTTTTCTTTGTTTTTAACTGCAAAGTTGACCAAGTTTGTGACATAGTCCTGAAAACCTGCCCCAACCTTTTGGAAAAATCCGCCGTACTCTAGTGTCGCAAGACTGAGCGCCAGCTGTAGCCTTTGGCCTGCCTTCTCAGGTGAGCTTCCAAGAGTCTCAGCAGTTTTTTCATACCGCGAGAACAAAGTTCGAGTGAACTCCACAAAGTTCTCTGTGCTCACCTCACCCTTGCGAAGCATGTCGTCAAGATCGCGAGAAGATACCCCAATCGATTGAGCAAAAGTAGTGAAAGCGCCTGGCAATCTCTCACCAATTTGACCTCTCAACTCTTCAGCTTGAACCTTACCCTTGCTGAACACCTGCGAGGCTGCAAGCAATGCACCACTAAGTTTTTCAGAGTTGCCGCCAGTTGCCAAAATCGCAGCTGCGAAACCTTTGAAGACATCAGTTGCTTCATCAGTGCCAAAACCGGCTCCAACAACAGCAGCCTTTAGTCTTGTGAATTCACCAATAGCCTTGTCAACAGGAAATAAAAATTCTTTAGAAATATCAAGAACATTTTGAAAGCTTTTTGTGTAATCTTCAGCGCTTGTGCTGACACCAGCCAGCGCAATCTTCATCGAGTTAATCTCAGCAACAGTTTCCGCAACTCCGCCAAGCGACTGTCTAATCATTCCAATTTGACCGCCAATCGCAGCGCCAGCGAATGCACCGCCAACTCCAAATGGAGCGCCTAGCAGGCCGCCGATAGCACCTTCTGGGCCGCCGAAAATTCCGCCAGAGATGACAGCGCCAGCCGTTTGAGTAGCCCTTAAAGCTGCACCACCACCGCCTTGGCGACGAGCTTGAGTCTTACCTAGCTGCTTCTCAAATTTAGAAATATCAGCTGTTAACTGCTTGAACTCCCTGCTGTTGATATCTGCTTCTCGGCGCAAAGCCCTCAGCGCAGTTACCTGGGATTCAATGGTGCTAATACTTTTGTTGCCAGACGATGCAAAAGTATTTATCTCTCTTCGCAGCTTTTGTATCGCAGGCTTTGTGTTGCCCGTGATTACTTGGTCAAGACCTTTGAATGAAGCCCTGATTTTGTCAAGGATCTGTTGAGTGCCGGACTCCTTGAAGTCAAGCTTGATGGAAAGCGTTTCAATTGGCCTTGCCATCAGAGCGTTTCCTCAGTTCAGTAAGGGCCGATGCCTCCATGACTTGGAGGCGCTCGAGCAGGTCGCGACGATCTTCCACATTGTAGAGGTCACACAAGCCTCCGGAACCCAGCAATACCTCGTATTTCAGCCCTACATATCCACTCATCGATACCTGCCATTGCGTCTGCATGCGCAGGAACATCATCACCGCTTCCCAGTTCTCTTCCCAAACCTCAAAGTCCTCAGACTCTTCCTGCTTGGGCTCTGGCAGTTTTATGCCGAAAGCTGCTGCATCATCTTGGGTCTTGTCCTCAACAATCTTGCCGCCAGACGCCCAATGAACAGCAGCCTCCCTTAGTTTCCCGCCTCACCCTCTGCATAAGTGTTGGTGTAAGCCGACAGTACGGCCTTCAGCCAATCCACGTCATCAGCAAACAGTTCAAGCTCTTTAGAAGAGAACGGAACCGCGT